CGGCCTGACACGACTCCACAGGACTGGGAGCCGTAGTGGACGATTATATCAAAGTGCCGGCCTATGGCATCAATCTACAATCTCAGGTGAGAGCAGATATATTCAACGAATTCATCGTGGCCATTGAAAGGGGAGACCAAATGGTATTCCCCTTCATCGAATCCATGTATCAGGATTTCAAGTATGCCTCTTGGGAAGATATCTTCGGAGGGAAGCACCCGCCAGATAGTTTCGTGGCTGCCGCATTGGCCTGGGAGGCCAAAAGGAGAGGGAGTAGATTGAACATATTCCGCTTGTGATAGGTGTAGAACCCCAATAATACTGTGTGGTGCTAGAATATCTAGAATACCAGAAGGGGATTTATCAATGCCTAATAACGAAAAGAAGACGGGAAAAGAACCATCCCCATCCCTCTTCCGAAGGATAATGGCCCCCATCGGGAAAATGATCCTGCAATCTGCGGGGTATGACGTGTCCATCCCCGGGATAAAGGCGTCTTTGGCCTCCTCCATTCCGGATAAGGAATCTGGCAAGCCGATCCGTAAGGAATATAATTTCGAGTCGGGAGCCAGAGAAGCTTACAACGCCAACGCTTGGGTATCTTCTGCGATCTACCGGATCGGGACCTCGGTGATGGCCATCCCCATGAAGGTCCAGACCCGCAAATCCCTGGAGGCGCAATGGCAGACCATCGAGGGCCACGAAGGTGAAATCCTGCTTGATTTCCCCAATCCCTTCATGTCCGGGGAAGACCTCATGTTCCGCACTACCATGCATATGTATATCGGCGGTAATGCGGTGTGGGGGAAGAACCGGGTGGGGGGGAAGGTAGACGAACTGTGGCCCTTCCGACCGGACCAAATCACCCCTGTCAAGGCCAAAGGAAAATTCATCAGCCACTACGAGGAGGGGGCGGGGAAGGACGCCAAGAAGCACGAGATTGCCGATATAATCCATTTCCAATTCCCCAACCCGATAGACCCCTACTGGGGGCAAAGCCCTTTACAGAACGCCATGCGGGCCGTGGATACCGACGTCCAGGCGGGAAGATGGCAGAATGAATCTCTTCGCCGCAGGTGCATCCGGGACGGGGTCCTCTCCTTCAATCGAGACCTCAGCCAGGACCAGTATGCAGAAACCGTGCAGGCACTCCAGGACCAGTTCATGGGCCCTTCCTATGCCCGGGGCCCGCTGGTTGTAGGGCACGAGGGGACGTGGACCCCAACCTCCATGACCCCCGCAGAATTCGACTTCACTACGGGCAGGAAACTAAGTAGAGAAGAAATCCTTTCGGTGTTCGGGGTGCCCCCCATGCTGGTGGGTATCTTCGATAAGGCGGCCTTAGCCAATGTCCGTATCGCTCGTGCGATATTCTGGCTGGACACGGTGATTCCCTATCTGACGATCCTGACGGGCACCCTGAACCGGACTCTGATTTTCGACGTCACCAAGACAGATTATATGAAGAGCCGGGGTCTGGTCCGCTTCGCCTTCGACTTGACCAAGGTCGAGGCCTTACAGGAACTCTTGAAGGAGAAGGCCACGATCGCAGACCTCTTGTGGAAGTCTGGAGTCCCCTGGGATGAGATCGAACGAAGATTGTCCTTCGGAATCCACCCCTTCGAAGGATCCGATCTCGGATGGGTCCCCAGCACAATCAAGCCGACCTCGTTCATAATCCAGGCCGGGCCCGGAGGATTCGGGGAACCCTCCCCCCAGAATACTCCAGCAGAGACCAGCCCGGAAGAAGAAGAGGGACAGGAAGACGTTGATCCCGGCACTGAGGAAGATATAGAAGAATAATGATATTGAAGTATAATACTTCAGGAGGTTCAATAAGAATGAGAATCAAGGCTTGCCCCCAGATTGGACATATCAAGGCCAACTCCGAAGGAAGGACCATCTTCGGGTATGCCTCGATTTTCGGCAGCGTGGACTCCTACGGAGACCGTGTGGTAAAAGGGGCCTTCAAGAAGACCATTAGAGAACGCGGCCCGAAAGGGTCCAATCAGGTGAAGTTCCTGTGGAACCATAATCCTATGGAAATCCCTGTCGGGGTCATTACCGAACTGAAGGAAGACGATATCGGCCTGTATTACGAGGCAAGGATCCTCCGCACCCCTAAGGGGGATGAACTCCTCGAAGCAGTACGAGAAGGTGCAATCAATCGCAACTCCTTCGGATACTCAATAATCAAAGCCAAGACAGCCGAAGCAGAGGACTTCAATGGGGAAGAAGTGCAGGACCTGCACGAATTGAAGCTTTACGAGATCAGCCCAGTAAACTGGCCTGCCAACGAAGACGCCACCCTCATGGGGGCCAAAAGCGTAGAATCTCAACTACTGGACCTCCTGAGCAAGGCCAACCCCCAGAAGATTGCCGAAATGCTCACAACCAAAGCCCTGGAAGAAAGGGTAGTAGACGCTATCACTTCCAGGGAAGAATTCATGGCCGGGGTAATGAAATCCGTGATGGAGGCCGTCAGCAATAGTAGGGAGAATACCGCGGTTGTCGAGGAAGAGGATCCCCCGGAGGAAATAGCAATTGAAGAAGATTCATTGCAAGAATCCGAAAATGCTGATATAGTTACTACTGAAATTGAATCTGCTGAAGAGACTGCCCCCGCCACGGCCGGGTGGGAAGACGTGCAGGCTCAGTTGGCAGAAATACTGAAGACCGTTCAGGCACTGGCTGCCACGGAGAATCCTCCCGCCCCTGCGGCAGAGGAAACGGTGGAAGCAACGTCGCCTGACGCTGGGGTAGACCCGGACATCGTCCAGTCTCTCACGGCAGAAATCGAAAGTCTTTTCGATTTAGACTGAACCAGAAGGAGATATAAACAATGTCCGATCCGATCAAGGCTCTTACCGACCTGCGCAACACTCTGTCCGAGAAGGTCTCCGAGATGAAGAACCTGGTGGTCGAGCGCGACCGTCAGGTAAAGGAACTCGGCGAGACTCGTTCGGAGCACTCCGACCTGCTGAAGAAGCAGGACAAGCAGATTACCCAACTGCTGGCCGACATCCAGGGAGTCAAGGAATCCCTCGACCCTCTGACGGCGCGCATCGACGAGATAGAGCGTAAGGCGGGCAGGCCTTCGGACAATGCCCCTGTGCGCCACAAGACCCTGGGAGAGGCGTTCGTTACGTCTCCCGAGTATACTTCCTTCCTGGAAGACGACAAGGCCCGTGGTAAGTCCAAGCCATTCACGGTGGGTTCCTTCTGGCGCCCCTCGAAGGCTTCTGGTATCCGGATGGCCACCAAGGGTCTGACCTCCTCCAATCTGCGGGAGACTCTCTCGGTTGAGACCCTCAACGAGATCATGGCGCGCCCCATCCGCACGAACCGTGTGCGTGACATGTTCCGGGTAATTCCCACCCAGAATTCGGTTATCGAATTTATTCGTGAAACCGGATTCACCAACAATGCGGGAATGGTGGCGGATGAAGAGCTGAAGAAGGAGACCAGCCTGGCCCTTACGGATGCCTCCGTAAACGTCCGCACCATCGCCCACTGGATCCCTATCGCCAACCAGATGCTGTCTGACGTCCCCGCCCTGCAGTCCTACCTGGACACGCGGCTCATGGACGGTATTGCCCTGAAGGAAGACCAGCAGATTCTCTACGGGTCCGGTATCTCTCCGGAACTGGATGGTATCGCCAACGACGCCGACGTGCAGACCTACCTGTGGTCGTCGGGCTCCGCCGGCGACACCAAGTTGGATGCCGTTCGTCGCGCTATGACCCTGGCCGAACTGGCGTACTACCCGGTGGAGTTCTGCATGGTCCACCCCAGCGACTGGGAAGACATGGAACTGCTGAAGGACACTGATGGTCAGTACATCTGGACGACGGTTCCGGCCGGCGGAGTCCCCGCCATCTGGCGCGTCCCCGTTGTGGTCTCCACCGCGATAAACGCCGGAGACTTCCTGCTGGGTAACTCCACCATGGCTTGTGCCCTGTATGACAAGGAGGAGGCGTCCATCCGAGTGACGGACAGCCATTCGGACTTCTTCATCCGCAACAAGACCGTCATTCTCGCCGAGGAGAGACTGGCCCTGGCCATCTTCCGCCCGGAGAGCCTGGTCTTCGGTCGCTTCGATAGCGCTCCCCCCGTCGTGTCCTAGTATCTACTAGGGTCTGACACTAGCCGGAGGCCCCGAAAGGGGTCTCTTCTTTTTGTCGCTGGGGTATACTTAGAGAGGCTCATCAACCAATGGGGATCACGATACATGCCAGATAACCTTATAGCCATCTATTCAGTCTATAACGAAGCCATATTCATAGAAGATTCTGTGAGGAGGGTTTCCCCGTGGGTGGGGAGGATTCATCTGTTCGACGGAGCCTATAAAGAATTCCCCCATGCCTTCGCATACTCCTCAGACGGCACGCTAGACAAGGCCCTACGGGCAAACCCCTCCGTACTGGTAACACCTCCCCCGGCCGGGGGCTGGGAAAACCAGATAGTGAAAAGAACAACATCATTGCAAGCCCTGAGACCTGGGGAATTCGCATTGACCCTAGATGGGGATATGTACCTGGCTAACCCGGAAGTCTTGGAGACCCTGGACTATGCGAGCATGGACGTGGGGTGGGCGATCGTAAGGTCTCCTATCTACGCTTACGAATATCGGATACCGGTAATCTTCCGCTACACCCCCGGAATGCATTATGCGGGAAGGCACCACTGGTTGTTCGACGGAGAAGGCCGGTTGATCTCCTCACACCAGCGTAAAACATCCCGGTATCGGCACGTAGACATCCCCCTGATCATGTATAACCAGATCCAGAGAACGTCAGAACAACGGAAACGGCAGAAGAGGATATTCCAGGAGAGCAGGAACCCCAGAGAAGCGAGATACTCCTCTGAAAACGACGTCTACAAAAACAACGAGGACCTGATACCCCATGAGGAAAGAGCCCAATCCATACGGCAGAACATGCACCGTGTACGGTCCTCGGAAAAAGAGCCTACCTATTCTCTATGCCTCCCTATCTCCCGCCCGTGGGCCGTGGACCGATGGTGCGCTTGGTTCAAGGATGTAGAAATCCCGTGGGCGGAAACAGAAGTCATAGTAGCGCTGGATAATGATGACCCCACGCTGCTCGCAAGATTGAAACATAAGCTGGCCACAGAAGTAGCACCCGAGGCCCTGAGCATAAAAGTATGGTTCTCCAAAGAGGCCAAGTTGCCGGAAACGTGTAAGACCCGTTTTCGAAGAGCCCGTATATGCCGGAACTGGATAATCTTCCTCACGGAAGCAAGGGGGTCGATAATGCTGGGGGCCGAGGATGATACCTTGCCAGATAAGGATGCTTATACAAGATTGGTGAAGTGCCTGCACGAAGAGAAAGCATCCTTCGTTCAGGGAACTGAATTAGGTAGGTGGGGATGCCAGATGTATCCCCATTGGCAGATTACAGAAGAGAACGGAGAAGTTATCCGTACAGATACGGCTCTGCCCGCTCCCGGGCAAAACCTGATCGAAATCCAAGGAGGAGGATGGTACTGCTTCGCAGCACGCATGGAAGACATCAAAACGTGCTCCCTGACGTGGACCGCAGACCCCCCTCTAGGACCGGACCTGAAGTTCGTGTATGAATTACACAAAGCAGGAAAGAGATGCTTGGGTATGTGGGACGTGAAGTGCATTCACTTCGGGGAAGATTTCGATCTTCACCCGGATACGTCCTCCGTCCATTTCCTATCTCGCCGGAAGGTAAATAACTCCTGGACCAATGAAATCACCCTGATACGGGAAGGATCCGGGGAGCAGTCGTATAACGGAAATAGGAGGCCCCAGAAGATAAAAGTGGATAACACGAAGGGAAGGAATCAAGTGGATCCCGCCAGCCGCCAGACGTGTAACGTCTATGTGGAGGCTCTAGGAACGGTGCACACCGGGAGCCATGTCTATGGCATGGTATTCCGTGGGGCCAGGTTCTGGACTACCGACTACATGGCTCGTAAACTGGGAAGGAAGGTAAGGGTACTTACTGCGGATGAATACCCCCAAGAGACTCCTACGGACGCCGGCCCCTCCAGGATGCCTCTCAGCGGCCCGGAAACGGGTCATAGAACGCCTCCGGGCTATCAGACGAAGGAGAACTAGGAATGGCACGTATAACGGCCGTACAGGACCGGCTGGACCTGTCTGTGGAGGAGATGCGCCTCTATGCTCGTATCGATAACGAGGTAGAAGATGTGCTGCTGGAGGGATTGATAGACGCTGGAAAGGCAGCAGCGGACGAATATCTGGGAAACCCTTTCACGTCCGGGGGAGCAGAATTACCCATCCCCGGTCCCATCAAATTATGGGTCATGCAATACGTGGTATGGATGTATGAACGCCGGACCCTGGCCTTATCTCGCCAGAAGACTGAAGGGGTAGGAGAAAATACCTACGAGGAGGGCCCCGTACCCGACACCCGAATAATGCATTGGTGGAGGAAGATACCGATCAGTTACTAGGCTACGGGCCATCCTGCAGGCTTATCAGGATGCCTGAGGTCGGTTTCTGACACTTGATCGGCCTTCGGGAACACGTTCTGGGTCTCGTCGTCCGGGATGATGTTTCTACGGCTTTCCGATAGAGCAGCATTGCGCTCGTTATGAACAGACCTGCGCCACGCCCCAAGACCGCTACGTCCTCCGGTAACGTGGCGGTCTTCCACGTCTGGACGGCGAGTGAACACTTCTCCCGTATCCACGTCAGTGACACTCCCCGTGGAGATATCTATGGTACAGTAGCGAGAATTGGTCCATCCCATGTCCTCATCCTCCAGTATGCTTCCTGAACAGGGCCAGCAGTATGGAAACTGCTTCGCTCCAGGGCAATCTTCCCCTATCCGATAAGGTGCTGAATATGCCTTCTGCGGAGGGGACCACCGTCTCCAGCAATTGTGGGTCAACAAATTCCGGGTAAGCGGATACCACTACCGTGGCTGCTTCTATAGGAGTCAGCCCGCCCGTGGAAACCCCATTAGCGAAGGCCCCCATAGCCCTGGCCAGATAGACCCCATCCTCGTCCTTGTCTGGAGTCCACCCAAGAAAACGGAAGACTACCAAGGAATCCTCGGGAGAATCTTCGGCTTTCACTGGAGCGTCCTCCCCTGAGAGGAGGACGCTATCGGCCAGCCCTAAGATCTCTACTCCGTCAAGCATTGTCAGACATCTTGATCGTGGAAGCCTCGGAGGTGATCGTATACACCCCCTTCTTCAAATCGTAGGGGATATGAATAACGTGTTTATCCCCGTTCAGGAAAATCTTGATCTTACCGTCCATGTTCTGTAGTTCCATCCAAGTATCTTCGGACACAGTGGGATGGGTTCCAGCAGGAAGGAGGTCCCCGGAGACTACAGTTCTCTTGAGCCCATGAGAGAACTTTTTCAACGTGAATTGCTTGGAAGCCGGTTTGGTCTCGGCAGCGTATGCGTAAGGCCTACGACCCTGAGAAAAGGACAAGGCCCAGAAACCTGACATACTACCACGCTCTACCGGACGGGCTAAAGTAGGACGATGGATGAAATACCCATTGCCTTCATAAATGCCCACGTGGGTGATTACACCATCTGGCCAACTACCGTAGGTGTTCTTGAACATCACTACGTCTCCCGGCCGAAGGTCACTAATGGTCACTATTTTATGGCCTACGTCATTACCGGCAAAACTGTTGGCATAGGACGGGGCTATAGCCTCCCCCGGAATGAGGTAGGCATCGTCAGGCTTGGACGCACTTCCTACCTCTACTGCCGCCGCCTTGAAAACGTGCCTGACAAAGTTTGCACACTGGGCGGATTGCCCTGCTGCAAAGTTCTTTCCCACCCATTCCCAGGCTTCCTTCAGTACTCGTTCAGCGGCCAGCATACTCAACCCACCTGCTCTTCTGCAGCATCGCACGATACGAACTCGCATCGTGTAGACTCTATCTTCTGCTGCAAGACTGCTATTTTGTCCAACAAAGCATCGTAATTGTCTTTGTTATCCTCACGTAGCGCAACCAAGCGGAGGCGCTTGTCTATCAATTTGGTGACAGGGTGGGAGGATGTCCTCCTATCCGCCAGATCCATCACTCTTCTCCTTTCGTATATCCGAGAGGGTAGAAATGGCCTCGGCCAGCACGTCAATCATGTAACGAGAAGTATCCCCTAATTTGCATTCACGCTCTATCTGCTGGTCGTAAATCTGCTTCAGATGGGCTTCGTGTGCGTCATACAATATCTCAAGAGATTTGGCATACTGTTCTTGTTCCCTTATACGGTCTTCTTCAATCGACCGCAGATGGATAACCAACCGATCCACCAGAGAATCCCTACTCTTGAATACCTCCTTCAGGGCATAGCCTAGAGCCCCGGCCCCGACAGCGCCGGCCCAGCCTACCTGCTTCAAGAGGAGCAGGAGGGAATTCCACTCTTCAGGCATAGGAGGATTCAAGAACAGCACCTCCGCCCATAGTATAACCTACGTCCTACGAATCATCTGCCATTTACCGTGTACTATAGTAGGATGGTACATCTTACCGGCAGTGAACGCTACCATATTAGCGGCTACTACGCGAGAAAATAGTATACCATCGCCTTCTAGGAGCCTGGAAGGCGATGGTATACTATTTTCTCGCGTAGTAGCCGCTAATATGGTAGCGTTCACTGCCGGTAAGATGTACCATCCTACTATAGTACACGGTAAATGGCAGATGATT